GCTGACACCGAGGTTCTGGTTTCCAGCGCCAAGAATGATAGCTGCTTTGATGTGGTGATCATCAACACTGGCGGCACCAACACGGTGTCCGTTGTGGGCGGCACCGGCTGGTCCACTGTTGGCTCGCTGTCGATTGCTGCTGGCGTGTCCGGCCGCTTCCTTGCCCGCAAGGTCGGCGATCTGGCTTGGACGTTGTACCGCATCGCGTAATCCTTTAACGCCCCGCTTAACGGCGGGGCGTTTTTCCACAGGTAAATTCATGATCTACATGCGCCATCCGGTCCACGGCACCAAAGTCGCCACTATGGAAGCCGAAGCGATTTATGATGAAGAAAATGGCTGGAGCCGCTATACTCTTGGCGAAGCCCCGTTCTCTGACGCATCAGAGCCGGTAAACGAACTTGCACCCCGGCGACGCGGTCGCAAGCCGCTGAATGAGGGATTGACAAGCCATGACGACAGCCGGGGATCAGATTAACGGAGCTCTTCGCCTTCTTGGCGTTTTAGCCGAAGGTGAAACGCCATCCGCTGGTACGTCACAAGACGCGCTGTCCGCACTCAATCAGATGATTGACTCTTGGGGCACGGAAAAACTTGCGACGTTCACAACGCAAGAGCAAGTGTTTTCATGGTTGCCCGGCCTTATCAGCCAGACTCTTGGTCCTTCCGGCGACTTCGTTGGCGACCGCCCGGTCCTGATGGATGACGCAACGTATTTTGTGGATGCTTCAACTGGCATCTCTTACGGCATTAAGATAATCAACCAGCAGCAGTACGACGGCATCGCGGTCAAAACCGTGACCAGCACTTTTCCACAAGTAATGTGGATCAATACCAATTTCCCCAACATCGACATGCACATTTACCCGGTGCCTACCAAGGTGTTGGAATGGCACTTCATATCGGCGGCGCAGTTGACGCAACCCGCGACATTGGCGACGGAACTGTACTTCCCGCCCGGCTACCTGCGAGCGTTTCGGTACAACTTGGCTTGCGAAATCGCCCCTGAGTTTGGCATTGAGCCGCCGCCTACGGTCAATCGTATCGCGATGTATTCCAAGCGCAATCTCAAGCGGATCAACAACCCCGACGACATCATGTCGATCCCCTACGCCATCGTCAGCACCCGCCAGCGGTTTAACATCTTCGCCGGAAACTTCTGATGCAGACGCCCATCCTTGGCTCCGCGTATACGGCCCGCAGCGTCAACGCTGCGGACAGCCGCATGATCAACATGTTTCCTGAAGTGCTGCCGGAAGACTCTGGCGGCAAAACCTCCGCGTTTCTTCAGCGTGCGCCTGGGTTGCGGGCGCTCGCCACTATTGGCACCGGCCCCATCCGTGGTCTGCACTCCTACGGCAACTACATGTACGTCGTTTCGGGCGACAGCCTGTACCAAGTCGATACCAGCTACCGCGCGGTTCTGCTGGGTACGGTCGCCAACGACGGTCCCGTGTCGATGGCCGACAACGGCATCCAGCTCTTTGTGGCTTGCAATGGCCCCAGCTATATTTTCAACAACACCACAAATGCTTTTGGTCAGATCACCGATCCTGACTTCACGGGCGCGGTGACGGTCTCGTATTTGGATGGGTATTTCATCTATATAGAGCCAAATAGCCAACTTGTGTGGTCTACGGCTATCCTCGATGGTACGTCGATTGATCCGTTGGATTTTGCCAGCGCCGAAGGTTCGCCCGACAATCTTGTGTCCTCCATTGCGGATCATTCCGAAGCTTGGCTGTTTGGCACCAATACGGTTGAGGTCTGGTACAACGCGGGTAACGCAGGGTTTCCGCTTCAGCGCATCCAAGGCGCGTTTATGGAAATCGGTTGCGCCGCAACGTTTTCGGTTGCCAAGCTCGACAATTCGGTTTTCTGGTTGGGTGCGGACACACGCGGCAAAGGTATTGTCTATCGTGCCAAGGGCTACAGCGGCGTTCGCGTCAGCACTCACGCTGTTGAATGGCAGATCCAGCAATATCCAAACATCAGCGACGCAACAGCGTACACCTACCAGCAAGACGGCCACGCATTCTACGTCCTATCTTTCCCGTCTGCCAACGCAACGTGGGTGTACGATGTAGCTACAAATGCGTGGCACGAACGCGCTGGGTACGCCAATGGCGATTTCATCCGCCAACGCGCAGCGTGTCAGACGTTCTTTAACAACGCCATCACCTTGGGCGATTATCAATCTGGCGAAATCTACACATACGATCTGACGCTGTTTGCGGATGGTGGGCGCACCCAAAAATGGTTGCGTTCGTGGCGGGCGTTGCCGCCCAACACCAACAATCTGACCCGCACAGCGCAGCACAGCTTGCAACTTGATTGCGAGTCGGGCGTAGGTCTGGACGGCGGAACGCCTGCCGTAACCATGTATATCAGCAGCATCTCATCTTCAGCCGTTTCTGGGGAAGCTATTGGCGGCGAATCACAGGAAACTACAGACGCGGTGATTGTGCAGGGAACAGATCCTCAAATTATGCTGCGTTGGTCTGACGATGGCGGTCACACTTGGTCCAATGAACATTGGCGACCTATGGGCATGATTGGCGAATACGGCAAGCGCGTTCTGTGGCGCAGGCTCGGCATGACCCAGAAAATCCGCGACCGGGTGTACGAGATCTCTGGGACCGATCCGGTGCCGGTCTACATCATGGGCGCAAAATTGATTGCGAGCGCCACCAATGCTTAACGAAACCCGCATTCCTAGCTCACGCGTCTTCATTACGGAAGACGACAACCGGACGCCTTCGCGCGAATGGTTTCGGTATTTCGAATACCTGTACAGCGTCGCTGCGGCATCCGTAACCAACGCTGCGTTCTACGACATCACGAGCACGGCTTGGACGGCAAACACGCCTACCATTGTGCCCGTAGGGCTCACCTATGCTACGCATGGGTTCACGCTGGCGTCGTCGCGCGTCACTGTCGCGGAGGCGGGCCGGTACATCATCAATGCTTCGCTCCAGTTAACCAACAATGATGCGTCCAATGACGACGATATGACCATCTGGCTTCGCGTCAACGGCGCGGATGTTGCCGCCACTGCTAGACGCGCGACGGTCCCCGCGCAACATGCGGGCGTAGCCGGTAGCATTCTAATGGCCGTGAACTTTACCTACGCGTTTGCCGCTGGCGAATATTTCGAACTGTACGGACTGTCCAAGCTAGGTTATGCTCAGATTGCAACCTACGCCGCCAGCACTTCCCCAGCCTATCCCGCAGCGCCAGGTACAGTTTTGACTGTGGCGCAGATACTATAGGATCGGACAATGACAACCTACAACCTTTCGGCTTTTGCTGGCGCAGGCGCTCAGTTTTTTGATGACAACGGCACCCCGTTGGCTGGCGGCAAACTGTACAGCTACGCGGCGGGCACCACCACGCTACTGGCAACTTACACGACCAGCGCCGGAACGGTAGCTAACACCAATCCAATCATCCTGAACGCAGGCGGTCGTACTCCAAACGAAATTTGGCAAACTACCGGAATTTTGCTGAAATTTGTGCTGTACAATTCAGTTAACGAATTGATCGGCACCTACGACGGCATCCCGTCTATCAATGATCCGTTCGGCATCAACAGCCAACTCAGTTCGATTGCAGGCACAAATTCTATTACCGCTACAGCTACGCCCACGTTAACAGCCTACGCGACTGGCGCAATTTACAGTTTCATTGCCGCCAACACCAACACTGGCGCGGCAACACTTAGCATTGACAGTTTGACCGCTACAAGCATTACCAAGAATGGTTCTGTGGCGTTGTCTGCAGGCGACATTCAATCCGGCAAGATGATGCTGGTTGAGTACGATGGAGCGACGTTTCAGCTTATCAATAATATTGTTTACGGCGGTTCGATCACAAATAGCAATATTGTTAGTTTGACTACGCCATTGGCAGTGTCTAACGGGGGTTCTGGCGCAGCAACGTTTACCGCCAATTCCGTTTTATTGGGTAACAATTCGGCAGCATTTCAAACAATTGCACCCAGCACGTCTGGTAATGTGTTGACATCTAACGGCACAACTTGGGCTAGTTCAACGCCCCCCACTGGCGTAGCTACGGCAATCGGCCAAGTACCGTTTTCAACAAACGGTTCAACTTTTACCCCCACGCAAAAAATTACTCAAGGCACCGCGGTTACGACAACAAGCGGAACATCGGTAGATTTTACGTCTATTCCGTCTTGGGTAAAACGTATTACAGTGATGTTTGCTAATGTTTCAACTAACGGAACTAGTAATATTATAGTTCAGGTAGGATCTGGCAGCGTAACAACAAGCGGGTATCTAGCTTCGGCTTCCGTGGCGACTAACGTAGTATCCTCTGTAAATTCTACCGCAGGACTTCTTGTAACCGCTGCTATTGCTTCAACGAGTGTCTTGAGCGGAAACATAACACTTTGTTTGTTGGGCAGTAACACTTGGACTTCGTCTGGGACTACAGCACTGACAACCAGCACAGGCACTACATTTTGCGGCGGCGTTACCCCGGCGCTTAGTGGCGTTCTTGACCGCGTTCGCATTACTACGGCTAACGGCACCGACACGTTCGACGCGGGTAGCGTCAACATCCTGTACGAGTAAGGTGGCGTATGGCAACGCGGTTGGTTGATGACCGGGATCTGGCGCTGGAGGTTGGATTTCGCGCTACGGATTGGTCTCAACCAGTTGCATACGAGGATTACGCAAACGTTTTGCAAAGTTGGGACGTTAAGGCTATAGTCCGCAACGATACCTGTGTAGGGGCGGCGTACTTCAAAGACGGCGAAGTTCATGTGTCTGTTCTGCCTGAGTGGCGGCGGCGGTGGGCAACGCGAGGGGTACTGGCGGAACTGTTCGCGCATGAGAACGCCTACACGCGGATCATGCCAGGGCATGAGCATATGTATGGTATCTTCGACCGCCTTGGGTTCAAGGTCCGCGAAGACGGCGCGCTGGTAAGGGGCAACTGATATGGGTATTGAAACTGCCATTTTGGGTGCTGGCGTTCTAGGCGCAGGCGCAAGTCTATATGGATCTAGCCAAGCTGCAAACGCTCAGGAAAATGCAGCGCAGCAAAGCGCCGCCGCGCAGCGGGCAATGTTTGACAAGCAAGTTGAACTGCAAGCGCCGTTCCGCGAAGCAGGGCTTACCAGCCAAAACCAGCTTATGACGTTGCTGGGGCTGGGCGGCGACAAGACTGCGCCCGGCTACGGCAAGTACGCGCGCGATTTTGGTATGGAAGATTTTACGGCAGATCCTGGTTACGCCTTTCGGTTGAGCGAAGGCATGAAGGGGTTGAACGCGCAGGCTGCGGCGCGCGGCGGCATGATTTCTGGGGCGGCGCTCAAAGCCGCAACGAACTACGGCCAGCAGGCTGGGTCGCAGGAATACACCAACGCCTTCAACCGTTATCAGACCAACCGCAGCAATCAGTTGAACCCGCTGCAAAGTTTGATGGGCGCTGGACAATCCAGCACCAATCAGCTGACAGGCGCAGCTGGTAATCTGGGCCAAGGTCTGGGACAGGCTGCGGTCGCGGGTGGCAACGCGCAGGCGTCTGGCTACCTGAACCAAGCAAACGCGGTTAACAATGCACTTAGCCAAGGCATGAGCGCCTACACGCAAAATCAGTACCTGAACCGTTTTGGCGGAATGAACCCGTACATTTATGGTGCAGGTGGATACACCGGCCAAGGCCCGTTTATGAGCGGCGTTCCCTCCGGAAATTAAGGATAGAACGATGGTCGAATATAACACCACGCTTCCGCAGCTTCAGCAGTTTCAAGCCCCCAACATGTTGGGCGTGGCTGAACACATGCAGAAAATGCAGACATCCAACATGCTTATGCAACAGCGGGCGGCAGAACTTCAGAAAGAAAACGCGTTGCGCGCTGCTGCGGCGCAGTATGGCGTTAATTCTAAAGCTTATGCTGATGCGGCGGGGCGTATTGATCCTGAAGCCGGGCTCAAGGCATTTACGTACCAACGACAGCAACAGGCGGCGGGCGCGGCGGCGGCGGCGGCTGCGCGCGCGGCTGAACTTGATCGCATTCGCACCGATTCGGCTACGGTTGATCTTGTCAACAAGCACGGCGAAGGTTTTGAAAAAGCACTTCGCGTTGTTGAATCATATCCTGAAGATCAACGCGCGAGCGTATATGGTAAACTGTACGAGGCGCTTCCGCCTAAATTGAAAAATTTTTACAACCCGACCTACTCGCCTGAAGCCGTCAATCGCGCAATGATGACGACCGCTGAAATTGTATCTTCTCTCAAGCCCAAGGAACCGCAATACCTTATGGGACCGGCGGGGCCGATTGCCATTAATAAAAACACGGGCACATTTGCTGTAGTTCCTGAAGGTGGCGTTGCGCCTGTTGCAAATCAACTTCCCGGCATTGCGCCGGGCGGTATGAACGCGCTTGCGCCTGCGGCTACTGCACCGCTTGCGGCTGCACCCCTAACGACTATGCCGCCTACACCATCATTGCCCGAAGTTTCTACGCCCGCACCAACTACTTTGGCTGGGCAGCGGGCGCAAGTCGCGCAAGAAAAACTGGCTGAAAAAGGCGCAGAACAAACACAAAAACTTGAAATTGACAAGCGGTTTAGCGAATCTGAACGGGCGCAAGCTCGTCAAGAGTTTGACAAAACGCTCGCTAATATCGTTACGCAGTACAAGGATCTTGGCGCAAAAGGCATGTTGGTCAAGACGGGTGAAACCACATTGGCTAACCGCGCTAAAGCCGCTGCGGCAACCGCCGCCCCAGGGCTTACGACAGTGCTTTCACCGGAACGCGGCGAGGCGGTATCTACGCTTTCCAACATGCGTCAGACCATGTTGTCCGCGCTCATGGGCGCGACGGGCATGTCGGCAAAGAACATCGACTCCAACGCGGAAATGCGCGCGTACCTCAATTCGCTGTCCAATCC